ACCAATCGTTCCACGGACGGCGAATCGGCTTGGAGGTTCAAGGGACGCAATGCTTATCAGACGGATCGAAAAATTCCTGCGCGAATGTGACGCGCCATTAATTCACTGTGGGCGGGGAGGTGGGATTTGGCGTGATTTGGCGGGACAAAGTGGGATGGAAACCGCAGAATTCCGCCGTTTGCGAGGGTGGGCCCACAAAATTGGGCCGCGCGGTATTTTTTGGCGCGGGGACCGTTGAAACGGCCTTGCAGCGCCGATGAGAACCGCAGAATTCCGCCGTCCGCCCGCTCGTAGGTCCCACTTCCGCAATCTCGCGGTCCCAGTTCTCTCAAACCCGCAGAATTCCGCCGTTTTTGCCGCGCCATTAAATCCGAATGTGCCCATCGAACTGTCACGGAAGTGGGACCAAACTTGCACGATTTTCGGGATCATCGAGGCCCGCTCACGATGAGCTCGCGAGCGGGTGTCGGGGTGCCCCGGATGCGGTAGTTCAAACCGACCTCCTCGTAGCCAAACCGGGCGAAGATTTGGCGCATCCGGGAGCTGGCATTGATGCTCAAAATGAAGCGTCCCCGGATGCCCTGCAGGAGGTCCGCCAGGCGCTCGAAATCGGCTTCGGAAAAGACACCCTTGCCATAGGTGTCCTCTGTCCCGTGATAGGGCGGATCGAGATAGAAGAGCGTCCCCGGCGTGTCATAGCGAGCGATCAGATCGGCGTAGGGCAAGCGCTCGATATCGACCCCGCAGAGCCGTTCGTGGACATCCTCGAGCAAGGGTACGAGCTTGGTCAGATCGAAGCGGGCGGAGGTCGCGAGATCGACACCGAAGGCGCGGCCGGTGACCTTGCCGCCAAAGCTGGCACGCTGGAGATAGAGGAAACGGGCGGCGCGTTCGAGATCGGTCAGCGTGTCGGGATCGAGGGCCAGAAGCCGTTCGAACTCGGCGCGCGAACAGACCTGCCATTTGAGGACATCGAGGAACTGCTGGTAGTGGCGCTGGAGCAGACGGAAGAGCGTGACGACATCGGCCGAGATGTCGTTGACGACTTCCTTGCGCGGGCGCCGGGTGCGGCGGAAGAAGACGCCGCCCATGCCGACGAAGGGCTCGGCATAGAGGGTGTGCGGCACAGCATCGATGCGCTCGACAAGCGTGCGTGAGAGCGCGCGCTTGCCGCCGATATAGGGAGCAACCGGGCGGACGGGCCGGACAGGTTCAAGCGTCATGCTGCGAGCCCTCCCCAGTCCCGAGCGAAGGCAGCCGAGAGAGTGCGGTACGCATATGCTGCAACCAGGCTGGAAACCCCGTTACCGACGCCGCGGGTGCGGTCCAGTCGATCGGCCATCCGAACATCAGTTCGTAGAAGCGCGGGTTGGAGATCAGGCCGTCGAAGAACGAGCCCTTGCCATGCTTGAAGCTCACCCGGACCGGGGGCGAAGAGGGGGAGCTCCGGACATTCCAGTCCAGCCCCAGCGCCGCCACAATCAGCCAGAGATGGGTCCAGACCCGGCTCGCGTTGTCGAGCGAGAACTGGCCGCTGCTCAATGCCACGATGTCCCACGGAGCCTTCGGCTGGACCCGGCCCAGTTCGATCATCAGATCGGGGTAGTAGCCCGCATCGCTCGCCGTCGGCGTAGGCCAGGAGGAAGAGCCGTCGCCGGCGATGGCGAGCGCCAACTTCTCGCGCCGTGAACAGGCCCGCTTTTGTGCGGTAGCCCAGCTCGCGAAGGCTGTGCGCGACCTCGGCAAATCCCAGATCGAGGTGGCCTTCGACGTTCTCGGCAAAGACAGCGGCCGGGCGGACCTCGCCTGTGATACGGGCGACATCGGGCCAGAGGTGGCGCGGGTCGCGGTGGGCACGGCGCTTGCCGGAGACGCTGAACGGCTGGCACGGATAGCCGGCAGAGAGGATATGAACGCGGTCACGCCATGGGCGGCCGTCGAAGGACTTGAGATCGTCCCAGACAGGCGCGCGATCCAGGGCCTGGTCTTCCATCCGCGCCACGAGAGTGGCCGCAGCATGGGCTTCCCGCTCGACGAAACATACAGCCCGGTAGCGGGGTTCGGCGATGGCAAGACCAAGGTCGAGACCGCCGTATCCGGCACAGAGCGAGAGGCCGGTGACGGCACCGGTTGAGGGGCCGACTGTGGAGGCACATAGAGCCACAAGGGTATTCTCCGCAGGCAACTCATCGGGCGCTCTGTGGAGGGCTCACCGCTTCCGTGGAAACTGGCCTCATGATGTTGAATTGCCGGCAGCGGCGGCATTTGATTTCAATGCATCCGGCCAGCGCGCCCTGTTCTGCCTTGAACAGCAGCGCGTGGCAAGATGCGCAACGAAAGGACTCCTTCATCGGTAGCACCTATGTGAGTCCCCGCCGTGATCGGCCGGGGGGACTGGCGGCTGGGTACCCAGCCAAAGGTGCGAGTTCCAGCTCGCGGTTCGGGCCGCTGCAACGGCCCTGCCCCCCTCGTCAGAGAGGGATGTTCATTGATCGGAAGGGATCGGTGCGCTATGGCAGCCGGGTGACGCGCGTGACACGGTGAACCTGTGGGCCGTAGCACGGGTCCCTGACCCGGAGCGCCTTGCGAGAAATCACAGTCCTCGCCGCGCGTCACAGCATTCCCGAGCCCGCCGCTATGCATCGTCTGCCGCCTGGTAGACCAGCTCGCTATCGGCAGAGCGAAGCTTGGCAGCGATCCCGCGCCGGTCGCTGGGGTAGATGGTCGAGAGATAGTTCTCGCTGCCATCGGCCGTGGTCTTGACCACGACGCGGTAGATGCGCCCCTCGGCCGACCGGCCGAAGAAGACCAGATGGGTGCCGCGTTCGCGGAAGACGTAGAGCGGGCGGTCGATCAGCGAGGCGGCGAGGCGGAAATCGGCAACGCCGAGATAGTCCCGGCGGCGATCGATGACGATGTGATCGCGGGTGGCGCGGGAGAGGCGGACCATGCCCGAGCGGGCAGCGATCCAACCCCGTTTCTCGCTATCGAGCCAGGCGAAGGGAAAGGGCTGGTCCGGCAACGCGATGAACTGCTCGAAAGCCGGATCGGCCAGGAGATCGGCCACGAGCCTGCGCGCCGGTTCTTCGAGCCCGGCCTCCTCCGCCAAGCGGATCGAACTGAAGGTCTTGTCGGCGACCGCGCGCAAGTGAGCAATGCCGGGGTTGTAGCCGAAACCGGGATGGATGCCCGCAGGCACGCGGAGAGGCTGCTTGCGGCCAGCGGCGAAGAAAAGGGTGTCGGGGCCATCATCGGGCGGGGTCGATACTTTCCAGCCCTTACGGTCCATGCGCGCCTGGCTCACCTGCTCATAGTGGCAGTTGCAACCCCAGCCATTGGGCGGGAAATGGGTGAGCCACCATGGATGATCGACAGGCAGGATGAGGCCGTGCCAGCTCCGGTGATCCTTGCGCGGCTCCTTGCGGTAGTGGTCCGACAGGTAGCGAAGATAGGGGAAGCGATCCTTCTCCGTCTGGATTTTGAGCCAGCGCGCCGCCGCTTGCGACATGCGGACATTGGTCCTGAAAATGGTCTGCAAACGGCGTTCATTGACGAGGACAGGCCGGTCGCTACCGGTCAGCGCGGGATCGGTCACCATGCCCCACCAACCGGCCTTCTGCAGCTGAGGAACGAGCTCGGCCTTCCAGCTCTCGAACGTGCGGCCATTGCGCAGGGCATCGTCGAGCGAGGTGCGGATCTGTCGCAGGAGATCGAGCTGAGCGACCTTGGCGACCGTGAAGGCGGCCGCATGGTCCTCGTTCATCATCTCGTGCCAGCGAACGGTGGTGCGCAGCTCGCCGCGCAGATCCCAGACACGCAGGGTGTCGTCGGGCGGCAGGAACATGGTGAGGCGGATGTCGGGGCGGGTCACAGGAGGCCATCCTTGCGCAATTGTTCGGCTATGACCGGCGACATATCCGGCCCCTGGGACGGACGGTTGAGAACAGCTATGATGCGATCAATGATCCTGCCGCGGAGCCATTCGATCCGCCGACGATCGGCGGGGTTGCGCGTTCTTGGCAACTTGCGGCCAAGGCGAGCGCGCCGATCGCGCCACGCCTTGGGTCCCTTGCGATAGCAGCGGCCGCAGATCCACTCGACCCCGGCAGGGAAATGACGAGAGCGCCGCCTGCAAGCGACGACACAGCATTCGGACCAGGGGTGCTCGGCACTGGTCATTCGCCGCTCGCGGCATCGAGCCGGAAGGCGAAGCTGGCGCGCTGGAGCGCCTCGTAGAGCGGGCCTTCGTCGCCGATCGCCGTGTCGCGCAAGATGGCCGAGATCTCGTCCTCACTGGCGGCCGCGGCAATGCGCTCAATAAGCGTGCCGGTCATTGCGCCAGCGATGCGGTAGCCATCGGCGGCGATCAGGCTGTCAACCAGGTCATCGGTCCGATCGGGACCAGGCGCGGCGTCGCCCTCGGCAAAGGCGACCTCGCGCGCGGAGGTCTGCCAGTCGTCGACGATCGGCTCGAAAATCTCCGGCCCGAACAGCAGCGGGCCGAGGTAGGGTTTGACCTGCGCGAGATCGACAGCGTCGCGGTCGTAGGTGAAGGTGACGTGCGGCAGGTAGGAAGGGAAATCCCAGCTTGCGCCAAGGCGGCGCATTTCGCGGTGGCGGCCATCGAGCCGGTCATCGGAGAAATGAAGCACGACGGCTCCTTCCTCCCCGAGCTGTTCGACCATGCGGGGGCCGCCTTCGACCCGGAGCCGGTTGCGTTCGTCGCCCCAGGCGGTGCCGAGGCCGAACCAGTTCACCGGCCGCCTGGAATAGGCGACAGTAACATGCATCTGGTCGGGCGGGATGGTGCTCGTGAAACCCTGTTCGCGTGCCCAGGCCATCAGGGCCTCGGCATTGAGCAGGCGGCGATAGACGTAGAGCGGGCGAGGATCGTCCGCAGCGAAACTGGCCTGCTTCTCGTCGGCTTCCTCTTCCTCCACCGGCTCTGTGCCGACAGGGGACTTCGTCGGCAATTCGACCTTTGCAGTCTTGCGCTCGTAGCCGTCGCCATAGGTGTCGCGGAAGCTCTCCTCGGTACGGACCCAGCCAATTTCGGCGAGCACCTTGTCGGTCTCTGCCTGATGCTTGGTGTCGAGCTCTTCCTCGACATCGCGCATGACGCGGGGCGGCTCGACATCGGCACCGAAATTGAGCTCGGAAAACCAGCGCGCCGGCCCTTCATTGAAGCTGTCTGACAGCAGGTCAGCATCCGACTTGACCACTTCGAGCTTGACCCCGGCATGGACCTTGGCCTGGCTGAGCGAGGCGCCGTCATCGGTGGTCATGGTCTGCGAGAGGACGACCTTGGCGATCGCGGCGTCCATGTATTTGCAGAGTGTCTCGAAATTGGTGATGCTGCCGCTCTGGGAGACGTGCATCAGTTCGATCGCCATGCCGTCCGGGATGGCGATACCGCTGTCGGTCGCAAAAGCCTGGAGCGCGGCAAGCAGCCGGTCGACCTGATCGGAAGGCGTGCCCGGACGATACTTGCCGACGGCGGTCGGGGTCGAATAGCGATCGGTGAAGTTGTTCCAGAAGCGCACGCCGTTGCGCTTGAAGAGGGTCGGCCAATAGAGCCATTCGGCGAGGCCACGGCCATAAGGTTCATCGTCGTCCGACGCGCCGGCCGAGGCGACCCAGAACTTGCGGTCGGGCAGCTCCTCGCCGCGAATCATGTTGCCAGGCACGAGAAGACGCAGCTCGCCGTCGTCATTGTAGCGGAAGCGGCGAGCGTGGCGCACGTGAATGCGCCCGAACTCCAGCAGGCCAGCGCGCGGCTGCCACATCAGTTCGGCAACCGAATAGCCATAGAAGGCGGCGTAGAGCATCTTGTCGGTGACCCGGTCCCATCCGATCCGGACAAGGTTGGCGCGCAGGGCATCAGCGGCGGCGACCGAGCGGGGATCATCCTCATCGCCCGGTACCACGTTCCAGTCACGCGAGACCACAGCTCCGCGGCGCTGCTGGAGGGTCGAGACCACCTGATCGTCTTCGAGGATCTTGTCATAGACCCCCCAATCGACCGATCGGAGCAGGCGCGGATCGCGCGGCTGCTGGAGGCCGTAGACATAGGGGCGCGTCACGTCGCGGCCATCGGCGGTTGTCGCGACGGGCGCGCTCAAGGTGGAGGCCAGCGCACGGCCTGGCTTGGCGACGCCCCTGATATCGTTCTTCCAGCTCTTGGGTGCGGGCATGTCAGTATCCCATCGTGTTGGAGCGGGCACCGACAGTGCCGAAGCCGCGTTCGGTGCGCGCGCGGGCTGCGTCGCTGCCAACCACGGCGCGGCTGCCAGCGGTGCGGAATTCGATCGGCGCGACATCCTCGTCGGCTGCAGCGCGCAGGTGCATCAGGGCGATGGCGTTGTCGCCATGGCGCTTGCCCTTCGCGCCATCGGCCTTGGAGATGATCGAGCGATCGGGGATTTTGGGCACACCGCGCACGAGCTTGATCATGCGCAGATCCTCAAGCGTGCCTTCGTCGAACGGAATGAGCATGGTGCGATCCTCGATCGAGGCGCGCAGCTTGGGCATGTACGCGAGATAGGTCTTGTCGGAGGTCTGGACTGCCTCGACCCGGTCGAAGCCCCATTTCTGCTGCATCGCTTCCGCAAGGGCCGAGCCATTACCGCGCGCATCCATCTTGCCGGTGGCAAAGAGGGGAACGCGGGCGATGATCCAGTTGAGAATGAACTCCTGCTCCTTGAAGGGCACATTGCGCATCTCGAGGATGAAGCGGGCAACAAGGCGCATCAGATCGTCCCGCTGGCCAAAGGCGATGGGCGAAACGTCACCGTTGCGGGCGAAGTCCTGGCCGAAGTAGCTGGCGCGGCGGCGGTCGAAATCGACCAGCCATGGCGCAACCTCCAGTTCGAGGAACTCGCGGACGAAGTCCTGGCGGAATTCGTCGCTCTCGCGCTCGAAGCCATCGGGGCAGGCCAGACGGATAACAGGCAGTTCGGACGACATCGCGGCCTCGATCGTAGCGCGCGGGATATAGACCCCGCTGCCGCGGGCCGGGATGACATCGAGTTCCTCTGCGGCAGCTTCGCCGTAGGTCTTGCGCAGATTGGCTTCCCATTCGGCCTCGATCTCGGGCGACCATCTAGTACCGGTAACCAGACAGATGCGGCGATAGAGGCCTTGGTCCAGAGCATCGCGCAGGGTGACCCGCTGGACGAAGCCGCGCTTCTTGCCGGCACGAATGTCCTCGATCAGGGTGTTGAAGGGGTTGTCGGCCCCGTCATGGGTCGAGATCACCACGACCCGGCCGCCCCACATCAGCAGCGCCAGCGAGGCCTTGAGCAGCTCGTCAAGCTGATCGTGGAACGCCGCTTCATCGATGATGACCTTGCCCTGCTTGCCGCGCAGCGAGCGCGGCTTGGACGATAGCGCGACGATGGCATGGCCGGACGGCATGTCGATGCGGAAGGCCTTGATGCCTTCTTCGGAGCCGTCGTCGTAGAGGAACTCGGATGGCGCCGACGCGGCCTTGTCGAAGGCCTTGGCGAAGGTGCCGCAATAATCGATGAACTCGCGGGTCATGTCGAGATTGTAGGCGATGTAGAACACGTCCATCCCGCCGTTGCCCGCTGCTGCCGTGGTCAGAACCGCGTCGGCGGCGAAGCCATAGGT